CCAAATATGGGCATTTAATGGAACCTCATATAAGGGAATATATAAATAATAAATTTGGATATAACTTTGCTCCAGCTACTAATATTGATAACAAATTAGGTATAAGAAGCAACTGTGACGGACTGGATCCTGAAGCAAAAACTTTACTTGAAGTTAAAACAAATAAAGGTGATCTGGAAATGGAAGACCTTGAAACATATATAGTCCAGATTCAGTTATATCTATACCAGTTCAATGTTGAAAGCTGTATTCTTACACAATATAAGAGACCTGAAGATTTTTACAGAGGGATACTTTTTGAAGAACAGCATGAGGATAAATATTTCAATACTGAATTCTATCCGGAAAACATTACAACAATAACTGTTATCCGAAATGAAGAAAAAATTAAGAAAATACTGGATGAAATATCATTATTCTGGAAAAGGGTAGAAAAACTGAAAGAAAATCCTGAAATGACAGAAATAGAATATTATACATCTGTTCCCGTGAACGGTCTTAAAAAAATAGATTACAAACAGGAGCTACAGAAAGTTGAAGTACTTGAAAATAAACTGATTGAAATGAAAAAAATTGAAGATGAAGTAAAAAAAGGAAAAGAAAAGCTGTATGAATTAATGGATGCCGTAGGGCTTAAATCATTCCACACTGACAAAATAATAATAAATAAAATAGCACCAGGTAAAAGAATATCGGTTGACAGTGCCAAACTTAAAAAGGAACAGCCTGAAATATATGAAAAATATACTAAAACATCTAACATAAAAGGATATGTAAAAATAACAGTCAGAAAAAATTCAGAAGAAAAACAGGACATACAGAGGGAAATACTGGTATCTGAATCACTAAAAAAATTAGGATTATAAATTAAAAATAAAACTAGGAGGAAAAATGAGCATATTGCCAAAAAATATAAATAAAGAAACAGATCTTACCCCGAAAATATTTCTGATATGGGGAGAATCAATGAGCGGAAAAACTTATCTAGCTCGACAATTTCCAAATCCATTAATAATAAATACAGATGGAAATGCAAAAAAAGTAGATACCCCCAGTGTTGAAATAAGTAAATTTACAGAATTTATAGAAGTAATAGACGCACTGGAAAAAGAACAGCATGACTATAAAACAGTAATAATAGATTTAGTGGATGATATTGAAATAATGCTTACTAACTACATATGCGAACAGTCAAAAGTTGAAGCATTGGCCGATATCGGATTTGGAAAAGGATTTGCTAAATTCAACCAGGTGTGGAAAAACTTAATGATGAAATTATCGCAGATGCCTTATAACATAATATTTATAAGTCATTTAATGAACAGTACAGATGAAAATGATAATCCTGTACAGGTTCCAAGTCTTCCACAAAAACAGTTAAATGCATGTCAGGGAAGATGTGACCTAGTAATTCAGACAAGAAAACTTGGAACAAAATATATTGCGACAGTAACTGCAAAGAGAGACCAATATACTGAAGAAAATATAAAAGACAAACAGATACTAAATATATTAAAACCGGTAATGGGATTATTCCCAAGAGGACAAGTTAAAGGAATCCCTATTGTTGACGGAGATATTAAGCTTGATAAAGACATGAGTAAAGAGAACAGTAATACAATTAATGCAAATAAAACAGCAACAAATAACACAATCAATACAAATAAAATAACAGGAGGAAATAAATAATGGGAATAATGGACTTATTACAGGAAATAGAATTAGAAGGATATAATGCATCAGAAGATGTAGCTAATGAATTTGAGAATCTGCCCGATGGTGAATATGAAGGATATATAAGTGATTTTACTTACAGAGTAAATGATAAAGGGACAGAATGGTTTAGTTTTGAAATAACTATACCTACTGAAAATAACAGAAAATACTGGGCAAATTTATTTTTATCAGGAAAAATGGCAAAGGTTAATCTGAAGAAAATGTTGAACTACATATATAAGTTATCTGGAGTAGCAATGGAAAGTATGGATTTTGCGGATCCCGAAGCAGGAGCAGCTATAGCAAAGGAACATGTAAGCGGAGTATTCGTATATTTGACACTTAAAACAAATAAAAATGATTTCCAATCATTCACAATGGAACGTTCTGATGGAAATTAATATCTGAATAGTAAACATTAAATAGTAAACATAAAAACTATAAAGGAGAGAATAACATGTAACAAATTCTCCCTTTTATAAAAGGAGTAGCAATGGAAAGTATGGATTTTGCGGATAAACAGTTAGCATTTTATGACTTTGAAGTATTTGAACAGGACTGGCTAGTGGTAATAAAAACATCTGCAGGAGTTACATATAAGATACATAATAATATAGAGGAATTAAAGGAAGTAGCAAAGAATATATCATGTTGGGTAGGATTTAACAATTATTTTTATGATGATTATATTTTAGCTGCATTGCTTCTGAATGCTAAGAACATAAAGGAAACTTCAGATTATATAATCTACGGAGAAAAGCTTAAAAAATTAAGAACATTAGTAAATAAATTTCCAACACTTGACTGCATGCAGGAACTTAATCCTAACAACAGTGTGTCATTAAAGGAAGTTGAAGCCAATCTTCTTGAAAACATACATGAAACCCCTATTGATTTTAAAATAAGAAGAAAACTTACTGAAGATGAAGTGAAAGAAGTGTTCAAATATTGTGAAAATGACGTCATAGCAACGAGTAAATTATTTGAGATACGTAAGGATTACTTTGATTCTAAAATGGACATAGTAAAGCAATTTGGGCTTAATAAGGAAGATGTTAGACTGACAAGGGCAGCACTTGCAGCTAAAGTTTTAAGATGTCGGAAAAAACGGCTTCCTAATGATGAATATAATTTCAGATATGTTCCTGGACTGGATTTGAATAAAATCCCGCAGGAAATAGTAACATTTTATGAAAATATAAGAAATGATTTTTTAGATGGAGCAGATCCGGAAGAATTAAAAACAAGGGGACTGTCATTAAAAGTTGCAGGAGTAGATCATGATTATAAATTCGGGGGGCTTCACGGAGTAATAAATAATTTACTTTATGAAGGTCCAATACTATGTGTAGATGTAGGTTCATATTATCCCAGTCTTATGATAAATTTTGACTTTATAAGCAGAACTTCAGAAAGTCCAGAACTATATAAAAATCTATATACTAAAAGAATGGAATATAAAGCAAAAAAAGACCCAAAACAACAGATATATAAAATACTTCTTAATGCTACATTCGGAGCAAGTAAATTTAAAGGAAACGATTTATATGATCCAGTACAAGTAAATAATATATGTATTAATGGACAATTGCTTCTGACTGATTTAATAATGGACTTAAAGGATTTAACAGTAGTCATTCAGAGCAATACTGACGGAATATACTTTGCATATGATCCAAAAAACTTAAATGAAATTATCAGAATCTGCAAGGAATGGGAACAGAGATATAATCTTACCCTAGATTATAAATACGCAAACAAAATAATTCAGAGGGATGTCAATTCCTACGCTATCAGATTTGAAGATGGAAAAGTAAAAGCAAAAGGGAGATTTAAATACTTTAAGGGCGGAGAATTTGACAGGAATAATCTGGCAATAATAGACAAGGCAATGACAGACTACTATATCAATGACATCTCAATATCTGAAACTTTAATGAATGAGTACAGAAATAATAATATGAGCCTATTCCAACAGATAGCTAAAATGGGAAAAACCTATTCCCAGATTAAACATGTAGTAAACAATGAATATCAGGATGTACAGAAAATAAACCGGATATTTGCTACTCATGATAAAAAATATGGTGGAATATTTAAAATAAAAAAAGATGAAGAGACTGGAACTGAATCTTATCAAAAAATAGCAAATGCTTCAGACAATGTGATAATTCATAATGAAGATCTTGCAACATTTGATAAAGGTAAACTGGATTTAAAATATTATAAAGCACTGATAGAAAAAAATATGTTTAAGGAAAGGAGGGCCTCAAATTGCATGGAACTGGAAACGATAAAGAAACAACCGATAATAACCGGAAAGGAACTGAACAAATTGACAGAGAAAATGAAGAAGGAAGAGAATCAGATGAAACTGTTTTAGAAGTAAATCTTGCAAAGATTCTGAAAACAAAATACATTGAACTGAAAGATAAGAAACCAGCACATTCATTTGATGTATTTGTTGAAGATATATCCACTGTAAAAGATGCTGGAATTATTATACCAAAGGATATAGTTGTTGTGGATTTTGACTCAAATTACAGTATCGCTACAAAAATACTTAACAAATATCCTACACTGGCAATAAAAACAACAAGAGGTATGCATCTGTATTATGAAGTTCCTGATTTTCTTACCAATAATACAAAGATAGTTACAGCAATCGGAGTAAAGGTAGACTACAAGACAGGTAATAACAAAAAAAAGGCCCTTGCCGTAATTAAACAGAAAGGTGTATTAAGAAAAATTATAAATACAGTGAAGAACAGGAATGAAATCCCAGAACTTCCGTATGAATTATATCCACTATTCCGAGAAAAGAATGAGCTTACAGGACTTGCGGAAGGAGATGGAAGAAA